AGGCAAGTATGCCAACGTTTCGAGATTTATCAGGGTTCTTACAGAGGTTGGTGTTCAGGACGGCGATGTCCCCAACGATGCACTTCCATTCGGTTTCAGGGGCGTTCCGGTTGTCAAGACTTCCGATGCCATGACGGATACGAAGGCTGCCCTAGTCTTTGACGGGCAAACCCTGGGTGTAGAATCAGCGTTCAGGCTACACGGCGCTGTTGCCGAGACCAAAGCAACTGCGGGAGCAAATAATCTAACGGCCTCAATCGTTCCACCACTTCCCCTTCGCTATAAGGTTACGCGTGGTGCAACGCTTGGAACCGGATACGAAGGCAAGCCAGGTGACGATGAAAGAGCCGACGCCAGGTTCTACTGGGGCGTCAAGTTTGAAAAAATGGCCCACACTGAATCTCTCGCTACGCCGGTGCTGAACCCTAATGTTTCTTCAACACCGAACCCTCTGGTTGCAGCGTATACCAAGCTAACGGGAATTTCTAAGCTCGATATGAGTGTTACTGGTTCCGGTGCTGACGCGTTTAACAACAACGAGTTCACGCTTTCCAGGGTTGCAATTGGTCCCGATACGGACAACGGAACTCCTGGATCGCCCCCAACTAAGTTCACCGAGATTACAGGTTCTGCGAAAGCTCACATGCTTTCATCGGTCTACGTAAGAAACGGTGTTCTTAAGTCCAATGTTGTAGACTCAATCACACAGCAGTACGTCGTCGACACTTCCCTGAACTCTAACCGAGTTACACTTGCAACCTTGCTTGCATCTTCTTCAGTTGTGTTCAATAGATTTACTCCGTTTGCTAAGTTCACAATGCCGTTCCACGGCGGTTATGACGGATTCAACTTGCTTGATCCGGACGCCGGCTTTGGTAACGATCGATCAACATCTCAGGATGCAGGCGGCCTTGCAGGTTCAACGGCGAACATCGGCCTAAGAGCAACCTCTTACATTGCCGATGCTCCGGGTGAGAGCACTAACCCAATGGGAATTGGCTTTAACAACAACTCAATCTCCTCGTTCAGAACTGCTGCCGAGATTAACACGGATCCATTCGCTGTTAGAATCAATCTTCTTGCGATTCCTGGAATTAAGGATACTGCAGTTACCGACTTTGCGAGTGAGCGAATGAGAGGTTACAGCCAGGCGCTGTACGTTATGGATATTCCTGAGTTTGGAATGCAGAACGGAACAACGTCAACCCGACTGTACGACGACAGTACTCTTAGAGCCGATGTCCTAGAAACTGCGGAGCAGTTTGCAGGAAGAGCGATAGACAACAGCTACGTTGCTTCGTACTTCCCGAGTGTCATCATCGAGGATAGCCAGAACAAGCGAAGAGTCAAGGTTCCGCCTTCGATTGCTGCACTCGCTGCTTTCGGTTTTAACGATAGAGTTGCTTATCCATGGTTTGCACCTGCTGGATTCAACAGAGGCGCTCTCGAGTTTGTCAAGAACACTTCCACGAGACTCACGCAGGCAGACCGAGATACGCTGTATGAAAACAGGATCAACCCGATTGCGAACTTCCCAACAAGTGGTTTTGTCATCTTCGGACAGAAAACTCTGCAGCAGGCTGCCTCTGCTCTCGATCGCGTGAACGTGAGAAGAATGTTGCTGGAAGTGAAGAGAATTATCTCTCAGGTTGCGAGAAACCTCTTGTTTGAGCAGAACAACGCAACCACAAGAAATCGTTTTGTCTCTCAGACAACTCCGTTGCTTGCGCTTGTCCAAGCTCAGCAAGGAATTGAGTCCTTCCAGGTTGTCATGGATGATACAAACAACACCGAGCTCGACAGAGAACAAAACAGGCTTAACGGTAGAATTGTTGTGGTCCCAACGAGAGCAATTGAATTTATTGCTATCGACTTCATCATAACAAATGCCGGAGTATCCTTCGAATGAAATACATATTACTAGCAGATTGGAGCATAACAGATGGCTGAGCTGACCTTTAGAAGCCCCGGCGTTAGCACAAGGGAGATTGACCTCAGCGGTCCTCAACCGACACAACCTCAGGGAACACCTGCAGCGGTCGTTGGTACCGCGGAGAAAGGTCCGGCATTCGTTCCTGTGACCTTTGCATCCTATCGGGATTTTGCGTCAAAATTTGGCAACACCGATGGTGAAAAGTTTGGACCAATTGCAATTGCGCAGTGGTTTGCAAACAGACAAGCTGGAACTTACCTAAGGGTTCTCGGCGCTGGTGATGGAAAGACAAGAGCTTCAGACGGCTCTGTCACGAGAGCGGGCTTTGTCGTCGGCGATCAGCTTCCACAGGCTAACGGGCTCATAGGTGCCAACGTTCATGCAAACGGCGGATCTCTAAGAGGAAGATCTTACTTCCTCGGCTGCTTCATGTCGGAGTCAGCTGGAAGCACAATCTTCTCAGAGGCTGGCTTGACCGGAAACAAGGCGCAATCTATTATCAGAGGCGTCATATTCTCTCCCGATGGAGTTGTTCCGTTTCTTTCATCAACGCTTGAAACTGACAATGCTCCAAGCGCAACTGCTGCGGCTACCGGAGTTCCTTCATCTGAAGGAGGCTCAGATGCTGGTGCTCTTATCGGTACCGTCAATACCGTTTCACAGGAGTTTGTCCTTCTCCTGAATGGACTTAAGCAGACAGAATCTGAAGGAAAGAACGTTATTACTGCTTCCTTCGATCCTCAAGCTTCCAACTATTTCCCGAATGTTCTGAACACCGACCCGCTCCTAGTCGAGTCCCAGGGACACTTCCTTTACCGTCACTACGATGTTTACAGTGCTTACGCTCAGATCACTGGCAGTGGTTATGCTGGTAGCCTAGGGGCACCAGTCATCGGAGGGAATCTGGAGCAGGCAGCCTTCATCACTACAGGTTCACTTGCTAGAGATACTCAAACTGCAGAAGTTCCAAACTTCGAAGCATTCAAGGATCGCTTCCAGCATGCAGTCTCACCGTTCGTAATCTCACAGAAGTTTGGTGGTTCACCTTCCAACCTCTTTAAGATTCACTGCTTGGATGATGGGGTTTATCCAAACAAGCGCTTCAAGGTGAGCGTTGAGAACATTCAGAAGTCCAACAACCCAGATGTTAAGTTTGGAAAGTTCGACGTTGTTGTTCGTGAGTTCGGTGACGATGACAGAAACCTAAGGGTTCTCGAGGCTTTCCGCGGACTTTCAATTGATCCAAACTCTGAGCGATACGTTGCTCGGGTTATCGGCGATCTAAACACCTTCTACGACTTCGATCAGAGGCCTGGTAGCCAGAAGGTTGTGGTTGAAGGCAAGTTCCCGAACTCTTCAAACCTCATCAGAGTACAGATGAATGCCGTTGTTGACGACGGTGAGATCGATCAGGAAGCTCTTCCGATTGGTTTCCGAGGACTAAACCACCTCGTTACCTCTGGAACCACGGCTGCTGGAAACATAATGTTGACCTCGACAGGTTCGGTTTCTGGTGTCACGGTTCACGTTTCGGCTTCGCTGTTTAGCGGAACACCTGTTGAGCCACCTGTTCCCTTCCGTAGAAACGTTGCGGTTGGAACCGGTACCGCAAAGCGATCAGACGCTCAGCTTTACTGGGGTGCTCAGTTCGAGCCGCTCGACAGCTTGACTCTTCCCAACAAGAACAACGCACCGCAAATCCAACGTTCGCCGATCGATGCTTACACGAGCTACTTCGCAAACTACCACGTCGGTTCAAGAAACCCATCTGTCGGCGGTAACGAAGGAACTGCTGATGACGGAGGGCTTGTTCTGGATGCCGACGTGTTCAACAACAATCTGTTCACCCTTGAGCGGGTTCAGGTTGCAACCACTTCCGCAGACGTCGTCGACGCGAAAGAGTGGCAAGGAGCTTCTTATCGGAGAGACGATTCTCTTGTGACCAACGGAGTCCTTAAGAACGATGGAACTTCTGTAACCGGTAGATTCCTGAACGTTGAAAAGGACTTCGGGGATCTTGCATCTAAGCAGTTCTTCAAGTTCTCATTCCCGGTTCAGAGCGGATTTGATGGTGTAAACATCTTCGATGATGACAAATCAAATCTTCTCGATGTTGCCATCAAGCGAGAGGTTGCCGACTCTAATCAGGGCGGCATCAACGGACCAACTGTACAGTCTTACAGAAAGGCTGTTGATATTCTAGAGGAGAAGTCAGATGTCGACATTCAACTGCTTGCGATTCCAGGTATCCGTCAGCCACAGGTCACCGACTATGCGATTGACGCCGTTGAGAACAGATTCGATGCTCTCTACATCATGGACATTCCTGTTCGCGACGCCGAGAACAACGAAATCACAGGGTCGGCCGGCCTGCCGAATGTGACGAACACCGTCACGACATTCAAGGGTCGCCCACTCGATAGCAGCTTTGCCGCAGCGTACTTCCCTGACGTCGTCGTCACTGATCCGACCACCAACACCAACGTGCAAGTCCCGCCGAGTGTTGCTGTTCTCGGTGCCTTCGGCCTCAACGACGCCGTGGCTTTCCCTTGGTTCGCGCCTGCCGGGTTTGCCCGCGGTGCTCTTGCAGCCTCTGAGGTCGCAGTGAAGACGAACAGATCAAACCTCGACGCTTTGTACGATGCTAGGATCAACCCAATCACGGTGTTCCCAGGCCAAGGCGGCCCGACGATCTTCGGTCAGAAGACGTTGCAGGCAGCAGAGTCCGCCCTTGATCGCGTCAATGTTCGTCGCCTCCTCATCGAGATCAGACGCCAGGTCCGGCAGGTCGCGAACACCTTTATCTTCGAACCGAACAGGGAGACGACGCTTGCTCGATTCTCTGGCGCGGTCACTCCGATCCTCAACAGAATTCAGCAGCAGCAAGGTGTTGACAGGTTCAGAGTGCAGATTGATACGACAACAACGACCCAAGCGGACGTTGAGAACAACACGGTGAGAGGAAAGATCTTCCTCCAGCCTACTCGCTCCGTCGAGTTCATCTCTCTTGACTTCGTCGTTTCGAACGCCGGTGCAGAGATCTAAGCAAGCAAGCCTGATATTTATCGCTAGGAGAACCAAAAAATGGCAGAGACACTTTCAGTCACCGATATGTTGCCGAACAAGTTTGAGCCGAAGCGACAGTTTCGGTGGGTGTTCGCGATCGAGGGTATCGACGCGTTCCTCATGAAGACTGCTGCTCGTCCAACGATCAACACCGAAGAAGTGACGATTCCTTTCATCAACTCAACTCGCTACATCGCTGGCAAGACAACGTTTGACACGCTCAGCGTTACGCTTCACGATCCGATTGCACCTTCCGGTGCTCAGCAGGTTATGGAATGGGTTCGCACCCACTTCGAGTCTGTTTCGGGGCGTGCTGGTTACGCTGACTTCTACAAGCGCGATTGCCAGATCAAGATGCTTGACCCGGTCGGTACCGTTGTCGAGCTCTGGGATGTCAAGGGTGCCTTCCTTACGAACGCATCTTTCGGCGATCTGAGCTACGATTCATCCGATCCTTCTGAAATTTCGCTAACGCTGCGGTTTGATAACTGCGTCCTACAGTTCTGATCCGGAGGTTCTTGTGAAAATCACAAGGCGACAGCTTAGACAAATCATCAAGGAAGAGTTTCGTAGCCGAGAGGGAAAGAGGCTAACCCGTGCCAGGTACGACGAGCTCACCAGCGAGTTGGACGAATTGTACGCAAGGATTGAAGATGCAAAAGGGTTACCCGAGCCAAAGCGCACAGCCTACTTGCAGTTTTACCAGAATGCAATAAACTCGCTTCAAGGGCATCTTGCCAGAGTTCGTGCCGAAGGCCTAGGAGACTGAAATGAAAATCACAAAGAGGCAACTTAGAAGAATCATCAAGGAAGAGAAGGCTCGCCTTGACGAGGCTCGCTTCTCAAAGGAACTTGGAACCCAGATCGTCGATGAGATGCCACGTCTAATGGGTGATCAGCCAGAGGTCAGGTGGTCGATTGGTGCAGACACACGGTACGGAAGGCTTTACATCTATGCAAACGAGGACTTGGATGTGATCGGCTACGGCGCTGGTAAGGACACAATTCGAATGAGCCCGCACCCGAACCACAATGCAGACGGCTCTGTCATTGAGATGGTCGGGCCTGGAAGGTTCAAGGTCACAAAGCTCAGAGCAGCACCTGCACCATCTATGATGAAAGAAGCATTTGGTGGCTTCAGCTACGCCAGAAAGCTGAACCTCATTCGCACCGCGCGAAAGGCCCTCCAGAGCGCGCAGGAGCTGGAGTCAACGAGCGCAATGGGCGAGGACCCAGATCTCGACGAGCTTGTCAACATGGTCATTGGTTATGAAGATGCCGTCAAGGCGATGCTAGACTACGAGTGAGGACAATGAAGATCACAAAGCGCCAACTCAGAAGAATCATCAAGGAAGCGATGCACGCTCGAAAAGGTGAACCGACCCATGTTACTTTTGTTTTCAACAGCCCGGTTGAAAAAAACCTTGCTATGAGGGCCCTGAACAAGGCAATGCTTCCTGCAGATTTTGGCGTACAGGAGATGATGGTTCACGTTGATGACGTTCAAGATGTTGAGGAAGAGCTACGATACGCCAGGGTGAGATACGCAAAAAGATGAAAATCACAAAGCGCCAACTCAGAAGAATCATCAAGGAAGAGAAAGCTAGACTTCTCAATGAAGTACGCTTTGATCCATTGGCGTTTGAGGATACCGTCGACGACATTAACCAATTCACTCGCTCGTTTGAAAGGGGTGATGAGGTTCCGCAAAATGAAAAGGCAACAGAGTTTGCTTCCAAACAATTGTATGATGTGCTATCAAGGCTCAGGTCTGCAATGTATGCCGTTAACGAAGCAGGGGGAGATTTTTTCACTGCTCTTGACATGGCAGTAAAAGACGTGAAGGAGTTTGGATAATGAAGATCACGAAGAGACAGCTTAGAAGAATCATTAAGGAAGAGAAGGCTAGACTAGCCGAGGCAAACCCTGACGGAACCGTGTCCGACAACGAGGATGCAGAGATTTTTGTCTTTTTTGCCGACGTTGAGGAACGCATCGAAGAGCTCGCACAATTCATTGTGATGGATTCCGAGAGAATCGGTGGCCGTTTCCGGGGCCCAGGATTACGAAAGCGAGCTTTCCAGAAGGTACTTGAAATCATTCGTGAAGATTACAAGTTCTAAAAATAGCGAGTTCTCTATTTATCTTTCCCACATCAACGTTATGATTGTGCGAGAGGTTTAGAATATGAGCAACCGTGGATCAAATCAAGTATTTTCAGGCGGCATCCAGCAGACCGACGTGATGAAGGATTCTTTCGGCTACGAAGTGCCGGTTGAGTCTGTTCCCCTTCCGTCGCTTGGAAAGGTGTATCCTGATGGAAACCCGCTAAGCGGGCAGGAAACCGTCGAGATCAGGGCAATGACAGCCAGAGAGGAGGACATCCTAACCTCTCGCGCGCTCATTAAAAAGGGCACTGTCATCACCCATCTAATTCAGTCGTGCCTCATTGACAAGTCAATCGACGTCAAGAACATGATTTCCGGCGATCGCAACGCACTGATGATCTCGCTGCGAATCACTGGTTACGGCCAAGAGTACGGCGTTGAGGTTGATTGCCCAGCATGCGGCACTCGTTCAAAGCAGGAGTTTGATCTTGCAGCTCTCGAGGTGAAGACGCTCGACATTGATCCCGTCACGCCGGGAACCAACGAGTTCGAGTTTGTTCTTCCCGTAACAAAGAAGAAGGTTCACTTCAAGTTCCTGACCGGTGCGGACGAAGAGGAAATTGCGATCGTTCAGGAGCGCAAGAAGAAGAGCGGGTTCAAGGCAGACAATCTCATCACAACTCGTCTCATGTACTCCATTGTTTCGATCGACGGAATCACGGACAAGTCGAAGATCAACGGCTTCATTCGAAACATGCCGGCACGCGATTCGCTGGCCCTGCGTCGATTCATTGATCAGAACGAGCCTGGAATCGATATGAAGTCCTGGATGTCCTGCCAGAGTTGCTTCGCGGATTCGGAGGTACGGCTTCCGCTGGGTGCCACGTTTTTTTGGCCTGACGCCTAGCGACAAAGAGATCTACCTCGAACAGATCTTTCTCCTGATGTACTACATGGGCTTCAGCTACAACGAGGGCTACGACCTTCCGATCTGGAAGCGGGTGTGGTTCATCAAGAGAATCAACGAGGAGATCAAGAAGTCTAACGAAGCAAACGCGCCGGCTTCTCGCGCAGCGCATGACAACACGCCGGATCAGAGAGCACTGTCCGGTAGAAGTCGAGCAAACGTTCCTGCAAAGCTCAGAAGGTTCACGTAACAATGAATAAAAAGCAGCGGCATGATATTGCAACTTATTTGTTAG